TGCTACGAATCCGAGCATTGCTGCCCAGCCATTAAATCTTTCTGCTTCTGGTGACATTAGTTTTCGTTGTGGTAATAGTTGTATAGGTGGTTCGTTTGGGTAGATGTTTTTCTTACCGTATTCGGTAGTAATCATTTTCGTCTTTGTGTTGGGCGTTTCTTAGCTGTCTTTGCAGATCGTGCAAAGTTAGCCGCTGTGGGAGCACCTTTGGCTCCCGGTTTTCTCATCTTCTCACCAGAGCCTGCGGCAATCCGCTTTCTCTTGGCGTGGATGTTATGGTATAATCCGTGTTTAGATCCTTTGTGCATTAGCTTTTCTTCTCAGGTTTCTTCTTAGCTTCTTGTCGTTGAGCTATAGATTTGGTTTGTGAACCATCTTCATGATAAGTACATGCCATTACTTTTTTCCTCCGTGTTTGCAGCCACACTTGCTGCCTTTCTTAGTTTTCTTTTTGTATGCCATTAGCATTTCCAACGTCGTAGTGCAAGTGCCTTTCGTGTAGGCTTGCCATTTGGTTTTTTCATCGGACCTTTCATTCCTCTGAATCGTGCACAGAAGGATCTCTTGCGTGGACCACCCCCGGGCTGTGGAGCCTTGAGGTTGGAGCCGGTAGCTCGGTTATACTTCTTTCTACCGGCTGCTGTGAGACCTCCCTTACGGCTCTTGTGCTTACCGATCTTAAGGGATACGTTTCTTTTTCTGACTCTTTTACGTGCCATTATGTTTTCTTTGGTCTAACGTTACCGATGTAAGTACCGCCAAAATTAGGTAAAACTCTTTTATAAGGATTACCATAATAGTCTGTATCTTCGTAGATTTTTACATTAGAATGTGGTGCACCTACACCTGCTTGTGATATCATCATAGGATTAGGGTTCTGTACTCTATCTAAACCTCCACCCATGCTTTCTATAAAATTGTTAAAATGATCTAACTCTTGTTGTTTTATAGCTGGTGTTCGGTAATGTTGAAAGTATCTAAATGGTAAAGGGCTGAAGTCCTGTGGAATCACAACACCTCCCATGTCGCCGGGATCATAATCCATTGCGACATCAGGATTAATCTGCATCTGTCTTGCAAGAGGTACAGGTAGTCCGTGTATGTCAATGTTATACTCTCCAGCATCATAAAACTTACCTCCAGTCTGCATGTAAGCGTTACCTTGACCATCAAGGAAGAAGCCTTTTGCGGTTGGATAGTACATCATAGATGCGTCAGGTTCACCGTCAGCTAAGTTAGCTAATTTAGGTCTAGGTTTTGCTGGCACATATGGATTGTTAGGATCTTCTTTTGGAGGTTCATAAGGTTGGCCGGGTGATCCTCCTTTACCCGGTCTGATTTTCATTGCATAGTTGGGTGTTAATGACTGACCTATTGTCAGACCGTTACCTGACAAAGTGTTCATAATTAGTAACCCTTCTTAATTTTTTTCCCAGTTTTTTTAGCGGCTGTCTTAGCTGCTTTCTTCCCTGCTGGTGTGTAGGGATATTTTTTTCCGTTTACTTTAGGCATAGTTAAAAGTTAATGTTTGATCTTTCTAGTTTTGATTGAATATCTTTACGATATGCTGGGTCTTTATCATAACGTGGATCAGACATAGCGTCAACTACTTCAGCTTGGCTACGGAATTGATCTCGACTTTGTGTAGGTGGTTTACCTTGAACAGTATTACCATCATAGCCTACTGCATCTTGATACGCATAGGCTAAAGCTTTGACTGCAAAGAAAGCTGAGATAGGATCACCCTTCTGCATTACTGCATCGAACATGTTAGTTTCTTGCTCGCTGAGTGCTCCTTGTGCCCAGTTAACCATGTTAGTATAATTCTCTTCGCCGCCTACTACACCTTTTAGTTGTACAATCTGGTCAGCAGAAAAGTCTTGATCCTTTGTCATGTTCTCTACATTGTTGCGATACTGTAGGTGCATCTCAGCAATGTCAACTGGGTCCATTTCTTGTAACTCAGCTAATGCGTCTTCGTGAATATCCTCATTATTAATTTCATATTCCCAGAGTTCTTCAAGTATGTCAAGATCTTCTTCACCTTCTTCATACTCCTCTTCGTACTCCTCTTCTTCAGTTTCGTTAGATCCTAGTTTTTCTTGTAATTCAAGATATCCTTTCTCTAACTCTTCTGCATTTTTATATTTACCAGCAAGTAACTCTTCTTGTTCTTGCTGTAGTTCTTCACCAACCCTCAGAGAGTCCTGTTCCTCTTCGGTCAGGACTTCTGCGTCGGGGGTATTGTCGTATGTTAATGTTTCTGCCATATTATTGTGGTGGTGCTTGTGCTAATTGTGGATTTTTAGTTGGGTCCAGCAAAGGAGCTTTCAGTAAGTTAGCAGTTTGTTTAGTTTCTTCTAACTGTTGTTGTTGAGCTGCAACTTCTTGTTGCTCTTCTTGTATCTCTTGCATACTCTTAACTAAGTTAAGTACATCAATACCTTGAGCTGCTGCTAATCTCTTAACTACTTCTTCTGGATTTATATACTGTTGTATAGCTTCTGGTCCCATTGTCTGTGCAATAGTTTGTAGGAAAGCACCAAGTGCTTGTACATCCTGACCTCTGCCTAATGAGTTGATACCAGCAACAATAATTGGCTTGACCATACCCTTGGGTATACGTGGAATCTCGCCTGTCTTCTGGAATACACTCAGTTTTCTATTGAGATAAGGTACTAAGAACTCTACAGTTAACAACCCAAACAGTCCGCCGAGCTGTTGCTCGAGTTCCATCTGTGTCATACGTACCTCTTCTGCGGTTGTACGTTCTGACTGTCGAACTGACAGAATTAGGAACGCTTCGTTCAATCGCTTCTCAAGTGTTTGCATGTGCTGCAATGCCGTAGCAAAGTCAGCTGTCTTACCGACTTGTATTACACCTATGTCATCAGGTCTACCTTGTACGATAGCTCCGTTGCCAGCTGCTGCTAGCGTTTGTGGTTTAGTTGTTGATGATGGTGATACAGTAAACACAACCTTAGCGGCTGCTGCACTACCTTCTACAATAGCTTGTGACAATGCTTCAAGAGATTTTAGATCTCCGATGAACTGTCCCACTCTACCTCTACCATATGCTTCTCCATCTACTGTATTGAATCGTAGTGGTAGCCATGGTGTAGCATCGACTGGTGCTTTACTTTTTGAGTCTGGTAATATTTTACCTTGTACTTCCTGATGCCATACAAATCTATTGTTGTCACGTTTGACGTGTGTGTAGACATCTACTTCCTTTTCTTCTGGATCTTCGGAATCAACTACTGAAATAACACCTTTAGGTTCTGTGTATTTTTCAATGAGTTCTTTGTTTATCCGTTCCTTTGTGATAATTTCAATTACGTTTCCGTTGCCATCTCGTTCTATAACGTAGCGGTTAAGAGGATATAACTTCAGCCCTTGTTTGCTCATAAAGATAAGAGCATTACCACCTACAACTAGATGTTGTAATGCTTGGTGTATTACTACACGATCATCTGATGCAGCAATAGCATCAAGAATGGTGCGTTCTATCTTTGCAAATGACAAGTCAAGTTCTGATTTTACTTCCGGTCCAAAGTCTTCACCTAACTGTGACTCATCTAACTGTAGCTTGAAGAAGCTAGTCTGGGGTGGTACGAGACTAAGGGAAAGCTTGGAAGCTAAGGCTACTACGCCTTTTGCTCCCACGCTCTGCCATGGAGTTATGAGTTGTTTCATACCTTTAGCATCTTCTTCATGCCCTCTGATAAGGTATGGTAAGGTAAGCTTTGTTGCGTCTTCCGCTTCGCTTAGAAACTGTGAACGGTCACTAGATAAATTATCGTATCTAGATTTTGCGGTCATGATTATAAGTTTAATGATGATAATATAAAGTTAGGAATCCTTGATGTAAAACCTACGTTACCACGTCTAAGCTTTAATGATTCGTTTTTACCTGTTCCAAACTTAATTCTTTTCTTTCCTCGATAGCCAGCAAGTATACGTTCTATGATACCCGGATCTATCCCTGTTGTTTGAGCAATTGATGCAACATCAGGTGGGCTTGAATCTGAGCCTGATCCACCAGCAGTGTCTCCAGTGAGTTGTTCCATAACTGATTCGTATTCCTCATTTGAGATGTCAGCTGGATCTGGTAAATCTTGTTTAACTGGATCTGGTTGTACCTCTTCTTCTTTTACTGCTTCTTCATCAGCTGGTGCTGTTGTAGCAGCAGTAGTATTTACAGGTTCTAAGTAGCTAGTAGTTCCTTGCTGTTGACTTTTTGGTCTACCGGGATCAGTAGCTTTTAGATTTCTCGATGGTCTGTTAGGATTAAACCCTAAGTAAGTTTGTTTATCTCTGTCTGCCATAGACTGAGGTCTGATAGTTAGTCCGGGTATGTACTTAGTCAAAGCGTTCGTTGTCATGTTGCCAAGATCTTTTGCTTGGAACATGTCTCTCATACTATAACCTAGATCAGAAGGACTACCTGAGAAAGCATTTCCTCCTCCTCCTTTAAATTTATCTCGATTAATTCCTAGACCCTTTGAGAAGCCACTTAGATCAGCTTTCGCTAAAGTGCTCATGCTTGGTAAGCTTGTATCTCTTTTTGAGAAGTCATAGTTTACATTCGGAGCTGCACTCATAAACTTATCAGCATCTGTCATTCCAAACCCTTCGACTCCGGGCATAAGTTCACCCACTTTGATGTTTGGATTTATAGGTGCTCTAGCTAAAGGATTCTTAGCTCCTCCAGTTACCTTGCTGAAATTAAGTCCAGCGTCTCTAATTTTTTCTGCCTCTTTTGTTGAGTAGTTTCGACGGGTTCCACCAAAGGTTTGTACTCCAGTCTTCTTAAAGTTTTGGTGACGTATTCGAGCAGCATCTCTTATCTTATCCATGTTGCTCTTGGGGCTCGTAGTCTTAGGTGTTGCCGTGCCGTAACCGTATGAACTAGGATCTTTCTGTGAGAAATAAGTTTTCTCTCTATTTGTGATACCTAGATTTTTTATATTATTAGCAGCTAGCTTAGTAGGAGGTAAAGCATATTTGCCCTTCAGTCTAATATTACCCGGCCTAGTAGCTCCGGGGTTAGGCATAAAACCTGCGTTTCCACCATAATTCTTAACTGGTGTACTTGGTCCTTGGTTCTTAGCTATCCTAGTATCCTTCCGTCTGACTACTCTATTCCTAGTATCCGTCCGTCTGACTACTCTATTCCTGAGCCTGTTCTTCATCCTGTTGGATCTTACGCCTCTATTCTTGAGCCTGTTCTTCGTCCTGTTGGTTCTTACGCCTCTAGGAGATTTAGTTTTAAGTGTCTTTTTAACTTTGTTAGCTGCTCTTCCTACGGATCTTGTAACTCTTCTGACAGCTCTCTTAGCTTTTTTAGTAGCTCCTGATTTACCACCACTACGTGCTCCGCCTTGGCTCTTGCCACTTGACTTTGCTTTTGAGCTACGAGTTCCAGCACCAGTTGTCCTCTGTTTACTTCTCGAGGTTCTACCTGTTACCTTTCTCGTATTTCTCCTTGGTCTGCTAGTTCTAGTTCTAGTTCTAGTTCTAGTTCTCGTATTTCTCCTTGGTCTGCTAGTTCTAGTTCTAGTTCTTCTTGACCTAGTACGGCGTCTTCTTCTTCTGCCCATTAGATTTCATCCTTGTTAATTCGTTTGTTGTACCACTCCACAACAGAACGCTGTCCAGCTAGATACATAATCGAGCCAAGGTCTTGCTTAGGATGAGGTGTGACGGGTGGGAAAGTTTCTTCTAGCTCTACTTGTATAGAACTAATCGTTGGTCCAATGATGGACTCAAGCATATTGTGGGAGGTTGGTGTTTGCATGTTCAAAGAACGCTGGCATACGAGCTGCTTTTGTGT